CTACTCAACAAGTATAATTTCTATGGAATTGTCATGAATAATGACTTTTTGAACCAACATTTCGATAACTGCTCTTTTACTTTCAATACTTGAATTATCCCAATCAAAAGATTTTAAAATAGCAAATCGATGCTGTAGTTCTGTTTTATCTAGTTTATTTTTTCGTTCAAGTAATTTTTCCATACTTTGTTTTTCTTTATTCAATTTATCAATTTTTTCACTAATAACATCGAGTGGCATTGAATCCACCTGAAATAAATCAATTAACTTGTTTATTTGTTTGTCGATACTCTCGATTTGAGAACTTATTAAGGACGTATTTGTTTGTGGAGCAGATCGCTTTTTTAATTCTGCTTCAACGTCAATATTTTTCAAATTGTTTATAACAGCTTCGTCAATGATGAATTGTTGTTGTGCTTTAGAAGGACAACCATCTATTTTCATCATGTGTATAGGGCTCCCTTTTTTTGAGTAGCACCGATAATATCTATAGACTTTTCCTTTACGGCCGACAGACCTTCTATTTGCCATTTTGGCACCACAAATGCCACATTCACATAATCCGCCCAACAGCGCAACATAGTTGTATCGCTTAGTATTGGTTTGTTTTCTCCGAGCTATCTCTTTTTGAGTTTTATAGAAGGTGACTTCGTCAATTATCGGTTCATGAATGCCGTCGTACTCAGCTCCTGAAAATTTCACTTTACCAATATATAATGAATTTTTTAGCATGCGATGAATGCTGCTAGGTAGCCATTTATTTTTGCCAGGATAATTTTTTTTAAGATATTCCGATATAGAGCTTTTTCCTAGTCCATCATTATAAAGCCTGAACAAGTCTTTAATCGCAGCAGCTTCATACTCGTTAATAACAAGTTGGTTGTCACTATTAAACTGATAACCAGCAGGGGGTCTGTCTTGTCCTCCTGTGTGGTAAAAACCTTTTTTTGCACGTTCGACTCGACCAGTGATCATGCGCTCTGATATTGATTTGCGTTCGAGTTGGGCGAAAACGGATAGCATTCCAACAGTCGCCGATCCAAAAGCGGTAGATGTATCAAAACTTTCTTGCATTGAAATAAGTTCAACGTCATTAGGTCTGAAAATATCTTCAATTAAGTACATAGTATCTTTTTGAGAACGAGAGAGACGATCAAGCTTATACACAATAACTACATCAACTTTCTTAGACTGTACGTCTTGGATCAACTCTTGCATTGCCGGTCGTTCTAACTTTGAAGCACTATAACCAGCATCGATATACTTTTTATATAAAATAAAGTCTTTGGCTTCAACGTATTTTGTCAGTCTATCGGTTTGGGCTTGAATCGAATATCCTTCGGTTGCTTGTTCTTGTGTAGATACACGGATATAGATAGCTGCTTTTTTATCCAATTCACTTTCTCCTTTCATAATATTGAAGTCCTTAGCGTGAATCGAACACGCTTGAACTCACCAGAGAAGGGTAATTTCAATTTGTGAGAATACTCCATGCAATTATAAGACCCAAAATCGCTAGAGGAAGTAAGGTTAACGCACAACCAAGATTAGATAATCCTTTTCCTGTATTTATGAGTGCATCACTAGTTTTTTCCATTTTTTTTGTTGCGTTATAACTTTTTGAATTTATTAAATGGGCTTCATATTGATAAAAAAGTTTATGCACTTCATCTGGAATAAACTCGCCATAACAGTATGGGCAAGCTATAGAATTAAAAGACAACTTAATTTTTTTACCACAATGAGGACAATTTACATTTAATATTTCCTTTTTAACATCCAAACGAAACACTTCCTTTTCTGCTATAATAATTCTGTAGAATCATTTTCAATAATGGGGAGAGAGTTCGTGCCATAATACGGACTTTTTCTATTCGATAATTTCTATACAACTTTCAGTAATGAATCTAAATTCAAAATTTTTATATGTGAAGTTTATTCCATACATTTCTTTAATGTTTTGGACAGAATCAATAACATATTGGGTTGTAAAACCTAAAAACTCCGCACATTCCCAATAGTATTTACACCCTACATTCCACGCATCAATTAAATCGTCCAAACTAATAGCTTGTGCCATACCATATGCACGAGCTTTTTTTTCTTGCTTTCTGTTTTCCAAAACGTTTTGAGATAAGATGTTTCCTACACTTGTTTTACAGTGTCCGTACTCTTCATACAGACGTTCTCTTTTTTCAACAGTAGATAAACTTTTTTCTATAAAGATTGTTCCTTTATAAAAGTATGCAGTATCTTTAGTTTGTTCATATAACGGAACTTCTTTTATAGGAACTTCTTCACTTAATGCATTTACCAACATTTCATAATTATTCATAAAACACCTGCTTATTTTTAGTCATTAAGAAATTGATCCAAATGATCTCTAATACTCCTTATTTCTTCATCAGTGTATACTCTACCGTCAATTTCAGAGTGAGCAGCTAAGTCGATAATTTCTTCATCACTATCTTCTTTTTTATGATGAAGCATAGTAATTTTTTCTGAGGTTTGCTCATTTAGTTGTGCTTTCGCATAATTAAAGACTTTTTCTTGTCTTGAAGGATCAAGTTTGTTAAAGACTTCCTCTATGGAAGATGTAGAATCATCAAGCGCCATTAGATAACTAGGGGATACCCCGAAAAATTTAGACATATCTTCTATAACTGATCGTTTCATATTTTCGACATTTCCTTTTTCGTATTTATTAATTGCAGCTCTTTTTAATCCAAATTTACTAGCAAGTTCTTCTTGAGTTAAATTCTTTTCTAATCTTAAACGTTTAATTCGTTCTCCCATTGTTTCTATTTTAAACACCTCATTTCTGTATCTTAAAAGTAGCATACAATGCGATGGATTTCAATAATTTATTAAAATGTTGAAAAAAAAGATACAAAAATCGTTGACATTTATTAAAAATGCGTTTATTATTTAAGTATCTTAAAAAGATACAAAAGGTGGTGAAAATAATGAATAAAAAAGGTCTACGTATTTTATTGATTTCTAATGATGAAAATCAAGGGTCTTTAGCTGATTATCTAGGCATTTCAGAACAGACACTTTCTAAAAAGATTAATGAAAAAGATGGGTCTGAATTTAGTCAAACAGAAATTAAATTAATTAAAGAAAAGTATGGACTAAGCGCTGAAGAAATAGATCATATTTTTTTTAACTCTCTTGTATCTTAAAAAGATACATCGTGCGAAAAGGAGATAATCATGAACAAACCAGAAATAAAAGTTGACGTAAGTATTGAAGGCATAGATGAAGCTACTAAAAAAGCTGAAAGATATGTCGAAGTATTGAAAGAAGCCAAAACGCTGGCAGGCGAATTGGCTTCAATGCATTTTGAAATTTCGGTAAATGAAAAAGAGTAGCTAAGAAAAGAAGATTAATGGAAGGATAAATGTAATGGACTATATTGAAAAATTAGAATTGGTAATATATATTTTCGTATTTTTATTAATTCCATTGGTTCTAACTATTGTTTTTAAAGAACCACTTATTATTGCTGGTGTAGCTATTCTTGTATCAATTTTTGATTTTCTTGATTAATAGCGTTGATTTCTTCATCAGTGAGTTTAATTAAGGTAGACTTCCATTTCTTAAATTTAGTAGTTTCGCTTCTAAAATTAGGAATAATAGTTGATTTAGCAAATTTAATATTAACTCGGATTTTGTTTGAAATAGGATAAACAACTACTTCTTTTAAAACATATGAGTTAGCTGGAATTACTCCATAATTTGAATCCATAAAATTTAAATGCGTAGTTTCATCTAACGGTGTTATACCTAATAGTTCTTGACTAGCAATCTCGGGCCGTAAAGCAAATTTATACGTACAAGGAAGTAATTGATTCGTATATCCGTCTTTAAAAACAAGATCATAATAACCAATCGAATGTTTAGAAGTATTTAAAAATCTGAAGCCGATTGATACACCAGCTGATTGATTTGGAAAAGCCGGCTCTTTATCATAAGTTTCTATTCTTTTTATAAGAGTTTGATTCGTTATCCTAACGCTAATATTTTTTCTATCTCTATATAAGTTTATCAGCGAAATCAAAAGAGCTATAGAAGATATACCAATAGTAATAAAGTCTTTTAGTAATAATTCTTTCAAAAAATATCAACCCCTAATTTTTGTGATTTTTATCAATTATACCATGTAATTACTAGTAAAGGAGGAGACCGCAATGGCAAAAAAACAAGAGCCGCTAAAAGTAATCATTAGAAATGCAGACGGTACTATTTGCGAGGACATATCAAAAAAAGAATGGTCACCAGAACGAAGACAGATGATTGCAGAAGCAATGGGGGATGCAATTTTAGAACAACAAGGGTTGTTAGATAAATTAAGGAATTAGAAAGGTGTGTGTATATTGATTATTATTGCTAGCTTGTTGTTTATAACAAACTTTTTAGCCAGTAGAGAAGCAGGAAAAATAAATCTAAGATTCTTCCTGCTCTCATTATCAATAGTAATTCTCATTAATTGGTTATTTTGAATAATGTTATTAATAACACAAGAAGAGCAATTAATAAAATATCTGCCCATGCGTACCGACTGAAGAAATAAATTTTGAAAAAATGCATAACACCAGAATATTGTCTTTTGTTTATTCGATAGTATCTGCTTCTAGTAGGTAAACCGATGTCAGAGCAAACTTTTTCGTACTGTCTATCAAATGTCCAACAGAAAGAATGCCAAAGCTCTTGCAGATTTTGAGTATATTCAGGATCGAACATCCATTGTGCATATTGTTTGAGCGAAGGATAGTAATATCCATCAGCTTTTTCTAAGATTTCATTAATTTCTAGACCAAGATCAGTTATCTGCTCGTCTGTAAGTTTTTTGTTGTAAAAATCATTTTCAATTAATAGGAATATCTCTGAGTATGCTTTTTCGAAAATAATTCTTGAAGTAACTTGTTTTTCAGTTTTAGCAGAATATTTTCCGCCAAAGATTGCACCTAAAAAACCTATTAAAGCTATTAAAACACCCGAGAAAAGTTCATTATTCATAGCAATCACCTCCATTCCTTATTCAACAGAATTATGTTGATAAGTAAATTATACCAATAAACTATAAATTAAAAAAATTGAAGTAAACAGGTAGGTAACAAAATGTTTACGCAATTGTTGGATAAATTAAAAAATAGGAAGGGGAATACATTAATGTCAAAAGAAAATGTACAGAAAAAATACCATGAATCACTAAAAGAGCGTGGGATTACTGATATAGAAGCAGAGCTGATTGGCCGTTTGTATGGGGTGAAGCTTTTAGATGCAGAGAAGAAGCATGATGGCTAAACGAAAATACTTATTCATAATCTACAGCATTCTCATGAATGTAACTATTCTAGTGTGTTTGTTTAATTGTTGGCAACTTGCTTTGACGATTTATATTGCCTGGTTCGTCACTACGATATTTTTTAGGAGAGGAATTGAAATAGATGAAAAGTAAAATTAAACAATCGTTGCCAGATTTAATCATGCTTGCAACAGTTATCTATCTAACAAATTTAGATTTAAAGGCAGGAGTTGCAATGGCTGTTGCTATGTTTTTAACAACTATTTTTGGAACAAAAAATTCATATATTAAAAAAGGAGATTAATAAAATGAATAAGAAAATTGAAGCCTTGTTGCAAGGTTTGCAAGACGAATGCAATAAAGCTGAGCTTCCTATGGTGTGTGGGATTATTGATAAAAATAATGATGCTCAGGCAACACTAGTGGGAGGAGCATTGATAGATCAATCTATTATTTTATCAATATTGACAGAGCTGTTTTTAAACTCTGTTAAAAATGGTACCTGTAATTGTTCGAATTGCGAAGATTTAAGAGAAGCATTTGGATTTAAACAAAAAACAAGTGAATCTGATTCTAACATAGATGATTTATTACAAACTTTTTTGAGAGGTGAATTGGATTGATAGAAGTACGAGGTTTAGGTGACTCAATTTATGATGCAATGTTAGCTAATGCGCAAAACAATGCTGTTAAAAACATTATGGCCGCTGCAAGCAATGGAAAAACTAGCGTAACAGTTAATAGTAAAGGACTAACTCAACCTTTTTTAGATTCTTTAGAAGAAGAAGGAGTCAAAGCAACAGAAAAAAATAATGCTAATGAGATTTTGTTTTTTTGGGAGTGGTAAAAGTGGCGACTAATTATGATCGATACGGCCGAATGAGCTATTCTCCAGAATTACACAAAAATCAAGGTAAGGTTTGGACCTATGAAGAAGTCGAATACTTAAAAAATTGGTATGCAATTATTGGACCAGAAGAAATGAGTTTAGCCTTAGAAAGAACGCCTGCTTCAGTTATGACAAAAGCTTCATCAATAGGCCTTAAAACAAAAAATTACAGTAAGCGGCTAGGAGGAAGACAAAAAAAGACAAATTCGTCTGCAAACGAACTTGTCTAAGAAAGATTTATTTTACAAATAATGATTTATACCAGTATAAACGATTTTTTCAAAAATTGAAAGGAGCTAGAGAACAAATGAAAAATATTAATTTGAATTTGTCAGAAATTAGCGAAGGAGCTGTGCAAGAAAAATTTGAGCATGAAATGCAACAAGTGTTCGAAAATATTTTGGACTTAAATACTGATCCAATTAAAAAAAGAACCATCACATTAACAATTGAAGTGTCATCAGATAAGGATCGGGAACTTGTGATACTAGCATGTAAGAGCAAATCTAAACTTGTGCCACGTGATGAAAATGAAACCAAAGTTCTTTTTGGGCGTAATGCCGAAACTGGCTACATTGAAGCGAACGAGTTGAAGTCTGGTACTCGTGGTCAAATGTACATGGATCCCGAAGACTTAAAGGTGAAAACAGATACTGGCGAATCCGTGGAAGATATTGAAAAGGAACAAAAAGAGTCAGCAACAAAACAAGAAGTAATTGACTTTAGAAAGAAAGTGACAAATTAAATTTTTAGGAGGATAAATCATGACAGAAAATATCAAAGAAGCAATTAAATACGGAGTGGAGCTATCAGAAGGACAAGCGGTTATTTACAAAGAAGAGGATAGAATTTTTTATGATTCTAACAAAGCATCGTTAAGAGAACTGTTTCCAGCAAAATACGCAGAAACATTAACAGTAAATTCCTTGACTGGTTTAGTGCAGTATCTCTTATCTAAATTTGATCAAGAAACTACCGATGATCCAGACGAACTACTTGTTCATGTAGAAAGTCCCACGTCAGTGAAAGTATATGGTCGATTAAATGAGTTAGATAGAAAACGAGAAAGTCTAATTAAAGCAACAGCGATTTTAGACAAGTTTAACTATGGGTATTTTATGAATACTGAAGAATTTATTATCAATTTACAATCACTATTCGATAGAACGGATGATTCAGAAGCTATTTTAAAATTTGCAAGTGCAGTCAGGATTGATAATGGAGCAACCATTAATGATAATGGGGTATCTCAAACAGCAACTGTGAAAACGGGCGCTTCGACCGTTGGAGAAGGGAAAGTTCCTAGTCCTGCCAATCTACAACCTTACAGAACATTTTTAGAAGTTCCTCAGCCAGAAAGCCAATTTATTTTCCGCATTAATGAGCGAGGAAATTGTGCATTATTTGAAGCGGACGGTGGCTTGTGGAAGTACCATGCGATGGAATCAATCAAATCGTTTTTAGAAGATGCTCTAAAAGAATTAATTGAAGAAAACAAATTAACAGTCATTGCCTAAGCCAAAAATTAATAAGCAGCAAGTGAAAACGACTTGCTGCTTTTACACGAAAAAAAAGAGCCCAACATAAATGCTGAACTCAAAGAATGAATAATATTCTGATAATTTATTATACCATTCTTGGAATTCTATATCAATTCAAAACGTTGTAAATACGGCGTTTTATCGGGCTTGTAATAGTTATTAACTTAAGGACGTAAGATAAATTATTTCAGGAAGTGGCCAACATGTTTGTAAGAGAAAATAAGTATGCTGCAGGTGATTATCAAGAAGTGGATGTCGTGCCATTACCAGACGAAGTAAAGGAGAAATTAAGTAATACATCCAGAAAAAGAAAAGAGAACATGACAAGACCTCAACAACAACTCACAAATGACAAGAGAAGTTATAAATGGATGAGGTTAGCCATGAATGGAAATTTCTTTAAAGGTGATTATTATTTAACGCTAACTTATGACGAAGGAGACATTCCACCGCCAGAAAAAGCCGAAGAAGCAAAAAAAGACTTAAGTAATTTTTTGAGGAAAGTAAGAAATTTATACAAAAAAGTAGATAAAGAATTGAAATATATATGGGTAATGGAATACGAATTGGACCAAGAAGGTAATTATCTTAAAAGGGTTCATTTTCATTTAGTTATGAATCAGGGAGTCAACAGAGATGCTATAGAAGAATGTTGGTCGCAAGGTAGAGGAAAAAATAAAAAATTGCTTGGTTACGTGAATATAAGAAAAATAAAACCAAATGGAGATTTTGGACTTGAAAGGTTATCTGGATATTTTTCAAAAGGGAAACGCTGGAAGAAAGGCAAAAAAGTATGGAATTGTAGCCGTAATCTTTCTCGACCACAGAAGTTACATCCCAACGACTCAAAATATTCAAGTAGATCAATCGAAAAATTATTTTTATCCAATGACAAAGGATATGAAGTGCTTCAGAAGAAATACCCTAATTTTTACATCACATCAATTGAATTTGTCAACAACGAACGAAAAGGGATGCATATGTATCTCAAAATGTGGAAAAAGGAGCGTGCAGGATGAAAGCAAGATATTTAGTTGTTTGTTTGGGGTTGCTAGACCTTACGCATGAAATATATTTAACAGTTAAAAAGTTATCTAAGAAAAACGATATATCAGAAATAAAAGTACAAGGACAGTACATTTCAGTCAGTTCATACATGTATGAATTTAAAACAGCAGAGCAACTTCGGTCCCAACAAAATTATGAACGATATATGCATGTTCGTTGTACAGAAAAATTCAAAGAGTTTGCAAACTATGAAACAAAAAATCATTACGAAGAAGCAATCAAAGCAGCTAAAAAGAACAGAGGAGGAAAAACGCTAGATGAATTATGACAGAAGTTTTAAAAGCAAGATGAATAACGATCAAGGACAATTGTTTGAAAAAATGATTTTGCTAGGGTGCGATCACTACAAAAAGAAAGGACTAGCTGTTGTTGAGAAAACGCCAGAACCATTCTCTGTTAAGAAGAAAATGGCAAACGGCGCATTTATAGGGCAATTTCATAAAAGTAAAAAGGCCCAACCTGATTTTCAAGGAACGTTGGCAGGTGGTCGATCGATTATATTTGAAGCTAAAACGACACAGGAAGATAGAATCAAGCAATCGGTAGTTAGTACTGCGCAGTCCGATTATTTGCGGATGCATACGGAGCTTGGAGCTTGTACAGGGGTGTGCGTGCAAGTTAGAAAAACCTATGCGTTTGTTCCTTTCTCAATTTGGGATGATATGAAAATTCTCTACGGTCGTAAATATATGACTGAAGAAGAGTTAAAAGAATACGAAATAGCTACTTTTGGTTTCATCGGATTTCTTGACTACGTAGGTGAAGTTTAAACATGCTTACTGAAGAATCGATAAAAATTATGTTAGATGGTTTTTTCAGAAAATATGAAATTATTTTTGAGTATGCCATCCCGATTAATGAAGGCGGAAAACGAGTAATGCTAATCTCTGGGATTGGAGCAAAGGGACGTTTTGAAATGAAAATGGGAGAAGACTGTGTTCTCTGGTGTAAGACGTTAAAGGGGGAATGGAGATCAATAGACGAATATAGGTTTGTTGGAAATGAAGAAAGCGAGGAAGAGCAATGACGGTTGCAATCAGAAAAAAAAGAGCAATGGATATTGGCGAATACAGAGGTCAAAAAATTCACCATTTAACTTGTCTAGGAGAAGATAAAGAGAAAAAAATGCATTGGATTGTTAGATGTGATTGTGGGGTTGTTAGATCAATTCCACGTAGCAAATTCGGTGTAATCAAAACATGTGGCTGCCAGAAATTCGGCGGTGAGAAAAAGAAAGAGTTTATCTATCATGGAGGGCTAAATGAACTCAAACCCAAAAAGGCGGCGTTAAGTAAAGAGTTATTTTATAAATTTAATGTTTCAGGATGTGAGATGCCTGTAGAAGGTATTTTGATTCAAGAATACACAAACTCTGCGACGATGTATGTCACCGAGACATTCACGAAGGCTGATAGAGTTTTTGTCCGCCAACAAGGAAGAAGATTCGTGGTTAGAAAAAAAGATTTGTTTGTTAAATAAATTTGAGGAGGATAAATAGATGGATGAATTAGTAAAAAATGTAGAGGCGTGGGCAAGAGAAAAAAACTTAGATATTGCAGAATCTAGTAAGCAGTTTTTGAAAGTGTCGGAAGAAGTAGGCGAAGTAGCCGCTGCTTTAGCAAGAGATAATAAAGATGATCTGCGAGATGGCATTGGCGATGTAATGGTTACTTTAATTATTCTTGCCATGCAAAACGATATGGATTTATATGAATGTTTAAATCAAGCATACAACGAAATTAAGGATCGCAAAGGCAAAAATGTTAATGGTGTATTTGTTAAGGAAAGTGATTTAAATAGTTAATGTTAGGTAACTTTATTTTAAAGAAATAAATTTTAAGGAAGGAGTGGAGTTTGTGGCCACAGTAAAGAATTCTTTACTCCTTTGGAATTATGAAACTAACAACAGAAAAAATAAATGAACTGCTAGGTGTTGACGATGCCTACAAAGCGCCAGAAGCGCTCATGAATATATTACTTAATCGTGATAAACGAGAAATCGTGTTTAACAAATTTTTAGAAATAGAAAAAGATTTAACTTTCGATTGGTTTCACGAATATTTTCAAGACGAACACGCTGATCGGAAAGTTAAGAAACAAGATTTTACGCCAAATTCCATTGGCGAAGTGATTGCAAAAATCGTAGGACCTGGAAGTGGATTGACACATGAAGTAGCTTCTGGGACAGGTGGAATGATCATACAAAAATGGCGAGCAGACAGACTATCTATTGGTTTTTTTGAATATAAACCATCAATGACTTTTTACGATTTAGAGGAGTTATCTGATAGAACCATTCCGTTCCTGATCTTTAATTTGGCCATTCGGGGCATGAATGCCACCGTAGTCCACGGTGATTCGCTAGACAGAAAAATAAAACAGATTTACTTTTTACAAAATTCAAAAGATGATTCGTTGGCTTTTAGCGATGTAAATGTTATGCCGCACAGCGATGTGGTTACAAGAGAGTTTCAAGTTAGAGAATGGCTGGAAGAAGCTATTGATCACATCGAGAGTCCCAGCGTGTTAGGAGGAGAAAATGAATGAGCAAACGTCCCAGACTTTTTGCCGGCTATTTTTTAGAATGGATTGAAACTTACAAAGTCGGTGCAATTAGAGATATCTCAGTTAGTAAATATTATATAGCCCACAAACACCTTACTGAAATTTGCCCTGATTTAACGATAGATAAATTAGATAGAAAGGCTTATCAAAGCATCCTTAATGAATACGCTCTGACACATGAGCGGCAGACGACAATGGATTTCCATCACCAAATTGGCAGCTGTGTAAGAGATATGTATCACGAAGGACTAATTAAACGTGATCCAACCTACAAAGCGATTATCAAAGGAATACCGCCGAGACCAAAAAAGAAAAAATTCTTGCAAAAAGGCGAACTACAAAAGCTGTTGAAATCACTAGAACTTGGCGAAGGGATAAATATGGATTGGTTTATTTTACTGGTTGCAAAAACAGGAATGCGTTTTGCGGAAGCCATTGCGTTAACACCAGCTGATTTTGATTGGACCAGAAATACCGTCAGCATTAATAAAACATTGAACTACAAAAATTCTACAATGTTTTTTCAGGATACGAAAAACAAAAGTTCTGTTAGAACGATAAGCATTGATTGGCAAATAGTTGGTCAGTTTAAACCGCTCATTGAAAATTTACCTCAAGATGAATTGATTTTTGTAAATCGAGATGAAAAGACAGGCAAATATAAACGAATTTTCAATTCAACATACAATTCCCACCTGATCAGAAAATGCAAAGAATCAGGAATCACTGTCATCACAATGCACGGACTTAGACATACACATGCAAGTATTTTACTCGCTGACGGGGTGTCAACTCATAGCATAGCTAAACGTCTAGGTCATTCAAGCGTAACTACTACTCAAGAAACATACATGCATATCATTGATGAATTGCAGAGTAAAGATGATGAAAAGATTCTTGGTGCATTGATGCAACTTTCCTAGTGTGGTGATTTCATGTATAGAAAATGGACAGAAGACGAACTAGTGTATTTAGAGTATTTCGTTTTTGAAAACGATACTCAGCTAATTGAAGCTTCTAAGTACTTGAACAGAAGCATCAATGCGATTAGAAAAAAATTGTGCAAAATGCGAAAAGAAGATGATTTTAGATGCTACATGCACCGTCTATGGTCTGAAAAAGAGGATGAGTTCTTAAAAAAGCACTATCTATCTATGAAAAATAAGTATATAGCTGATAGGTTAAATCGTACAGTTGGAGCTGTTGAGTTTAGGGCTAAAAAATTAGGGCTGACAAAGCACAAGAAGATTAAAGAGCTAGATACAGAAATCCGACGTTTGATTGACGAAGATTACTACCTCAGCCAAATATGCACAAAATTAAACATTAAGATGTCGTCTCTAATCGCACATTGCCAACGTGAAAAAATCCCTTATAAAAAAATGCCTAGAACTGAGTATAAAAACTATGGTAAACACGTTTGGAATGTGCAAGATAAAGTGAGATTCCAAGAATATTTAAGCAAACAAGAGTTGAAAGCGAGTGAAGAAGATGATTCCAAAGTTTAGAGCAAGAGATGAACGAGGTAGCGTTGACTTTTAAAACCAATAAAAAAAGCCGGATTTCTCCGACTGTTACTAATATTCCCAGCACGAATATTATACCACAAGGAGGAGTGGCAGTCATGTCGCTATTTGATGTTAGTAAATACGAAGTACCCAATGATGAAGATGTTGACTTAGTTTTAACTAGAAAGAATTTCGAAATATTTATACGTGCTTACAAGAACTCACGCGAAAAAGCTGGCCAACCAAGGGTGCCAAAAGTAACTCAATCATTTAGTCTCATTCCTCCTTCAACTGCTAATGGGGGTGTTGGAGAAGCTGAAAGAATGCTTATTCAACGTGAGAATGATATTACAGAGTTCCAAGAGCTGCATGAATTATTCGTCAAAGGATTTATTGCTATCTCACATCCATTTAGATCAGAAGTGACAGAAAGACGTAGACAAATATTTATCTTACGGTATCTACAAGGATTTACCGTAAGCGAGATTCTAGAAATGATTCATGTTAGCAAAGACATTGTGACAGATGAATCGAAAGAAGCTATGCTGCAGTTTAGCAATGAAATAAAACTAGTTGTTGAAAAATCGGAATCAACTCCACTTTTATCCGCAAAGAATCGGAAAAGTTCCGGAGCGAACTCCGTATAAAAAAAGTTATTATGATATTGTCAAAATAATAAAGATACACAAAGGAATGCATGCTTCCTTACTTAGCTCTGTGTGTTTATGTTGTTTGTCTGCTGCCTATATAAAAATTTAAAAAGGATGTGAAATTCCTCTCCTTCCTATCTCGTTTAGTCATAGACAGCAAAAAATAGGACACTCGCTAACCGTTCATTCACAACTAAAAATAAAAGTGAGGTGAATTTCCTCCCTTATTTTCTACAGGTTTGCGAGTGTCGTTTTAATGGAATATAGCTCAGCAGGATAGAGCATCCGCTTTCTAAGCGTACGGTCATGAGTTCGAGTCTCATTATTCCAGTAAGTAGCATAGCTACTTAAATAAAAAATAATCGTCAATAAACAATGTAACTACCTTTACGATCAAATGACGGTTAAGGATTTCCCTCCTATTATAGACTGCACGGTGAAAGTGCAGTCTTCTTTTATTTAGTACATAAACTTATAAAGAGGTGACAGCAATGATTGCAAAAAAACGTCTAGTGTTAGATGGCGTTGTATATTGTCTGCCTGGAATGCAGTGTGAATTGATAAAACAATCGAAGAAGTATCACACTTTCAGAAGGATTGAGAAAAATAAATCAATCGAATTTAAAGTGGAAAAAGATTTAGTATCTGCTTTTTTTAAAGAGGGGTGTAGCTATGAGTAAAAAAGAACAGATTAAAAAGCAGCAAGCACAGTTCTTAGAGATCATGAAAAAAGTTCGTGAAGAGAAAGATATAGATGCGCTTGCAGAATTGTTTATTGAAATCATTTCGGTATATGGGCTGAAGATGGATGAGACATCAGCATTACTTTATTACGTTCAGAAAGAAACACTTGAAGCAGATCACAATGCACAGTTCTTAAAAGAACGGTTGAAACTTGATGTTAAGTCGCTAGGTATTGAAGGTGTGCTGCAAGTACAACGTGCGTTGGTTAACACTTACCTTTCTAATATTTCCAACAATGATTGATGTATCATCCAAACAAGCACGAGCAAAGTTCTATGGCTCATCAGAGTGGAGAAGATTAAGGCAGCAGTGTTTAGAGCGTGATCATTACGAATGCCAGTGGTGCAAACAAGAAGGTAAGTTAACAACCCAGTATGATTCTATTCTTGAAGTGGATCACATTAAAGAGTTAGAACATTACCCACAGTATGCCTTGAATATAGACAACCTAAGAACATTGTGCAAGGACTGTCATAATAAACGGCACGGTAGATTTAACTATAGAGAATCGAAAAGAAAAAAGAAATGGGATGATGAATGGTGGTAAAGAAATGTTTGAAAGATTATGTGGAAGATGGAAGATACACGATTGTTGTTGCTCCTAGTATGAAGTCATTAATGATTAAAATAAAGGAACTATATCCTACGGCAGTAGTAACGACTTCTGATGCTGATGGGATCGGAGGTAAGAAACTCCTGGTTGATAAATGGGCGGCTGATGGGCTAGGTCTCAAAGCAGCATTACCAAAGTACAGAACCCAAGATGTTGTATACGAAAACTTCACAAAGCAATTTGTTGAAGGCGGTAATGTAACTGTTAACTTTTCTTCGAAGTTACATGAGGGATGGGAGAAGGCATTTAATCAAATTAAACAAACTACTAGTGAAAGTTTAAGGAGTTCTTTTATTGGATATGTAGCAGGTATTCATGCTCATCCTTACAAAGAACAAGGTGATGAAGACTACATGGATTATGGCAAGCAGTCTTTCGAAGGTAATGTTTGGAAACAAAAGCGACAGGATATCTTGGATTCGAATAAACCATTAACCAAAGAAGATGTAAGCTTCTATTTAAACGGGAAAGTTCCTAAACTTTACATCAAAGGCCAAGAGGTTGGGGTTGCATCTATGACTGCACATTATGTTACTGATAGTGATATGCCAGGAACAAATGTAATCACATTTGTTTATATGACAAAAGATGATCCTAGAAACAAAGTCTTGTCGATCGATCTTAATAACGGAAGGGTGTTTAATCAATGAGTAATGATGAAAGAACATTTATAAAAGAAGGATCAGCAATTCGAAATATAAATGAATCCAGCCACGATGCCAGCGCTTGGATTCAAGATACAATTGATAAGTTGAATTCATTTAAGCAACGAGTTGATGATGGTCATGTGATCATAATGGGTGGGGACTACAATGAAACTCATCCAGCACCAGACAGAGAACAGGTAACGTACGATTACATCTCATTGTCGATCGACTTCGTGGAAATCAAATCCCAAAACATGACCGAATAACAAATGAAAGTGGGGACTAACATACCCCCGGTCAAATTATTTTGGGGTCAAATCCCAATCTAGGGAACCGGTGGATGGGGTCAATTTTGCAAATGCAACACGTTTTATGTCCCCCTCCCCCCTAGGTCCATCATTTAATAAAAATTGAAGGAAGGTGATTGGTTTGGATTCTAAGGTAGTTGGAACGAGAATGAAGCAAAAAAGACTCGAGAAAAAGATGACTCAAGTTGATGTGGCAACAAAAAGTGGGATTTCTAGCAAGTATTACGGAAGCATTGAAAATGGAAAAAATTCCCCGAGCATTGAAAAATTAAGTGCTATTGCGAAGGCGCTTGGATGCAGTTTACATTACTTACTAAATGATCGCATGGAAGACACTGAAAATCGCGTGGCAGTAGAAACAAAACGACTTCAAGAAATATTTAACAAAATTCCTCGTGACAAGCTTAGCTTAGTTGAAGGGCTAATCATTCAAGCTGCGCGGCTAAGGGTTTTGTTAGATGATAATTGGAAAGATATTATTGAAAATGGAGAATATGAAAAGTTCAGGCAAAGCGAAAACCAAATAGCTTATGATAGGAAAAGGCCTATTGTAGAAAATTATGATACAAGGGATAAAACATACCAAGCCATTATCAAACAACTCACCGATTTATTACCTCAAAATGCAAAATTAGATAAAAAAAGTAAACTGCTTGGTAGGAAGTAGAAATGCTTTTCAACAAGTATGTCGATCAATATATTCGCAAATGGAAATCTGGTGAGTTAATCCTTAACGAAAAAAGGATACAACTTTTAAAGTTAATTGAGAAAGAAATTTTACCTCGTGATGATATATATTACTTCGATGAAGAGCAAATAAATAATTATATTGAGTTTAGTCAAGCTTGGTATTTTGATTTAGATGAATGGGAAAAATTTATTTCCGCATTCATTTTTTTGTTTTATAAGGAAGAGGATGAAGTTGTTTTTGATGAATTTGTCATTAACATGGGACGTGGTGGAGGCAAGAATGGGTTTATTTCAACTCTAGCAAATTATTTTGTTAGTTCGCTTCATGGAATTGATTATTATGACGTTTCGATTGTAGCAAATAGCGAAAAACAAGCTAAACGAAGTTTTCAGGAATGCTATCGAGTAATTAATAAAAAAGGCAATGAAGATTTGAAAGAAGAGTTTGAAGCCTATAAAAGTAGTCTAACAGGTTTAGAGACACAATCTGTTTTTGAATATAAAACTAGCAATGCAAGTTCTCAAGATGGTGGCCGAGAAGGGGCGGTCATTTATGACGAATATCATGAGATGGAAAATACAGATATTGTTGATGTATTTTCAGGTGGGCTTGGAAAAGTAGATCATGGCCGACAATTCTTCATTGGTACCAAAGGATTCGTTCGTGAAGGATATTTTGATATTAAATACCGTGAGTGTGAAGATATTTTGAATGGTTTAACAGAATTTAAAGGTGTATTTCCTTACATCTGTGAGTTAGATGATATTGAAGAAATGGATAATCCAGAATGTTGGGCAAAAGCGAATCCAGCTTTACAGCCACCTTTGAATAAACGTGGTAAACGTCTTTTTAATGAAGTGATGAAAAAGTACAAGAAATTATCTACGGAACCTTCTGGGCGTGCTGCATTTGTTACTAAACGAATGAATTTCCTAGAAGACAATATGGAGAATTCAGTTGCTACGAAAGAAGAGATCATGGCGACAAATCGACCTTTCTTTGAGCTAGATACAGTACCAATTGGGGCAATTGACTTTGGCAGTGTTCGAGATTTTGCAACGCCAGGTTTGCTATTTAAGAATCGAAAAAAAGATGAGTACGCCTTTAAAACATTCACATTTGCTATGAAGCATTTTTGTGATGTTCATTATGGCTACTCTCTAAAAGAGGAGTTAGTTGGTACTGAGAAGAGAGCGCCAATAAAAACATGGGAAAAAATGGGGTTAATGAAAGTTATTGACGAACCTTCCTTAAATCCTAAACATATAGTGGATTGGTTTATAGAAGCAAGGGAAGAATATGGGGTGAGGATTATAGTTATGGATAACTATAAGGCAGATATTTTAGGTCCTATGCTTGAAAAAGAAGGATTCGAAGTGATTCGATTGAAAAGGCCATCAAACTTGCATCCGCTGTTAGCTCCTCGTGTAGAGGATGGATTTGCAAATCACAAATTTATTTTTGGAGATAATCCATTAATGCGCTGGTTTACTAATAATGTGTATGTTAAAGAAACACAAATTGGAAAACAATTCTTGAAGAAAGAGGAAGTTAAACGCAAGACAGATGGGTTCCAAGCATTTGTACATGCATTGTACAAAGCCACAGAGTTAGATGATCAGATTGATTACGATAATGCATTTGATATTTTAAGTGAATTAGACTTTTAGGAGGGAAGTAATGTATAAACCGCAGTATCTAAACATTGTTAGAACAACGAAATCAGCTTATGGCAACAATATTGCTTATTTCAAAAAGACGATTGTTACTCATTATGGATATAAGTGGGGAGCGCCAGTAAAAAAAGAAAATAAATCTGGTCGACATTTTCTAGGGAAAATAAAATAGAGGTGAAAAATTGAATGGAAAATAAAGCTATTGAAATTAACGTTAAGAGAAAGCTCCGTTATTACTTCTTGGAGGCAAGTGTATATTTCAAAATTTATGTTTTAAGAAAAGAGGACACGAAAGTAATTCAATCAGCAGGCAAAAAAATCGAACGTAATTTTGATAAATATTTTAAGTATAGTTTTTCAAATATTTAAGTTTTACCATTTCTTTGGAAAGGGGGTGAATGAGTGAGTTTATTCGATGTCTTCAAACTATCAGTAAAAAAAGAAGAACCGTCTGACTGGCTACCAGATTTTGTTGCAGGGGATGAATTAGCTACACGGTCATATTTAAAAATAATGGCTAAAAATACCGTTATAGATTTTGTTTCAAGGACTATGTCCACATTAGAAATAAAATTCAAAAATACAGGAATGGAAGACTGGGACTATATATTAAATGTTCGGCCCAACTCCGATATGTCTGCTACCACATTTTGGCAAACCTTCTTCTTTCGCTTGTTAGATGAAAATGAAGTATTGGTTATTTTAAAAGATGACCAGCTTTTAATAGCTGATGACTATACAAGAGAACAAAAAACAATCACGGATGATTGCTTTAGCAACGTTTACGTTAAAGAGAAAGTGTTTGCAGAAAAATTTTACATGTCAGATGTCATTTATTTAAAGTACAACAGTAAAGAGCTTGATTCATTTACTAAGGGTTTATTTAATGACTATTCGGAATTGTTTGGACGAATACTAGAAATCTCCATGCGTAATAATCAGATTCGTGGTTCTGTTTCAATTGAAGCCACTGGGGCAATGAACGAAGAAAAAGGAAAAGATGGCAAAACACGTTCGGAAAGATTACAAGAGTATGTAAATAAAATTTATCATGCTTTTAGCACTAAAGCAGTTGCTATAGTCCCAAAAGTTAAAGGATTTGATTATGAAGAATATACGAACAAACAAGGTTCTTCTAATCAGTCTCTTGAGGAATTAAATAAAATGAAATCATCGTTAATTGATGATGTAGCCAACGCCATAGGAGTACCTACGGCGCTTATTTATGGTGAAAAATCAGAACTTGATTCAAATATAAAAGCTTTTAGAAAACTATGTATTATTCCTTTAATGAAAAAGCTGCAAGATGAATTAACTGCAAAAATTCTTACACGTCAAGAGTACAAAAATGGCAAACGAATTAAAGTAACTAAAGTATTACCTGTAAGTATTCTAGAAAATGCAACTCAAATTGACAAAATTGTTTCTAGTGGAACATTCCTAAGAGATGAAGTGAGAGAAGAAACTGATTACGATGCGTTGCCAGATGGGGAAGGTAAGAAACTAATTATGACTAAAAACTATGCACACGTGAAAGGGGGTGAGGAAGAGAATGACAAAGACTAGAAACGTACCGTTTCAGTTTTCTAACGAGTTAGTTGAAGGTAAAAGGGTTTTAACTCTTTCTGGAAATATCAGAAAAAAATATTGGTCCGATGATGATGTTATTGATGCGAAAAGCATCAGGGAAACTTTAGATGGAGTGACAGACGATATTACCATTAAATTAAATAGCCCAGGCGGAGATGTGTTTGAAGGTGTTGAAATTTACAATTATTTAAAAGATCACCCCTCAAAAGTAACGGTAGAAGTTACTGGTGTAGCAGCTTCAGCAGCAACATTCATTCTGTCGGCAGCTGATGAAGCAATTATGAATGTAGGGACTTCAGTCATGATTCATGAGGCTTCAACTTTTACATGGGGAAATAAACAAGACATTCAAAAGACTTTGAATGCTTTGGAAACTATCGATGATTCTATTCTTTCAATTTATTCACAAAAAACAGGTCAAACAACAGATCAATTAGAAACGTGGATGAGGGAAGAAAAATGGTTCACAGCTGAAGAAGCTGTAGAATATGGGTTTGCAACAGAAGTTAAGAAAAACACCGAAAAAAATTCAACTGATTCAAAGGAAAATATAGCTGAAATGGTGAAGAATGCTGTTGCAGAAGCTATGTCTTTAAACCAACAAGCTGTGACGAATGAAGCAAAACAAAAATCAAAACCAAAACAAAAATCTTTAATAAATAGATTAACTAAAGGAGCATGATTATGACATTAACATTAAAAAACAAAACAGATGAAGCGAAGAAACAATTTAATGCAGTATCAACAAATGAAGAAGCGACACCAGAACAGGTAAGTGCTGCTTTAGAAGCATATGTTACTGCTGTTGCAGAAGATGCAGGAAAGCAAGTACGAGCTGAATATGAAGAGCTGAAAGATGTAACAGATAACCGTGTACTTGAAGCTCGTGGCATTCACACTTTAACTAATGAAGAAACAAAATTTTATAACGAAGTTGAAAAAGCGGGTGGATTTAATGAAGATTTAGTCTGGCCAGAAACAATTTTAGAACGTGTTTTTGAAGGTTTACAAGAAGAACGTCCATTGTTAAAAATTATTAATTTTACCCCTTCAGTAGGTAAAACTAAAATTACACGTTCTCGTCGTAAAGGTGTAGCGGTATGGGGGCCACTTCATAAAGATATTGAAGGTAAATTAGATGCACAATTTGGTGCAACAGAATTTAATCAATTGGCTTTAACAGCGTTTTTCTTAATTTCAAATGACACTTTAGAATTAGGTCCACGCTGGGTTGATCGATACGTTCGTTTATGTTTATCTGAAGCAATCGCAGAAGCATGGGAAAAAGCAATTATCAATGGGTCTGGTCATAATCAACCTATTGGACTAACAAAAGATATGAATGCGGCAATTGATCCGACAAATGGATATGCTGATAAAGAATCAGCAGGAATCTTAACTTTTAAAGATTCACAGACAATGGTTAAAGAATTTGCAATGTTATTGAAGAAAGCTTCTAAATATACGGATAAAGTCGGCGATGGCGACGAGGGAGAGGAAAAACCAAGAAAAGTTAAAGGGAATGTATACTTAATTGTTAATCCATTGAACTATTACGATATTGTTGCTCGTGTCACTACGCAAAATGCAAATGGCGTATTCGTTTCAAACTTACCATTTATTTCTGAAGACCATATCATTGAATCTTTAGAAGTAAAAGAGAATAAATTGATTGCTTTTGTTGGTGGAGAATATGATGCTACGCAATCACGTGCAGAAAAAGTCTATGTTTATAAAGAAACATTTGCAATGAAACGTGCAACATTATACGCTGCCGACTTATTGGGTAATGGTGAGCCAGCTAATAACGATGCAGCGCAAATTTATGATATTAAAATTGACGATGGAGAACCAGCAACAAAGTAAACGCCCCTGTTGTTAATAAGATAAACCCAACAACAGATGGGGCAACTATCGATTTGAAATAGCACGGGGGGATTAGATGGAATCATATTTAAAGGAGTTCAAAGAAAGAAATCAAATCTTTCATTCGTCAGACGATGACTCTATAAAAGAACAATTAAATGATTCCTTTGAAGATATTCGAACGCTTATAGGAGATTTTGATCCAAAAGTATATCGAAAAGGAAAAGAACTTGTTTTTGAAAGAACTCGTTATGTAAGAAACGAAGCCTTAGAATATTTTTATCCCAACTTTCAGCAAAGCATTATGGATGCTTCCATCGATATTTCAGGAGGTGAAGGATTTGGCAATACACCCTAATTATAAACGTCCCAAAATAGGAGCTGGCGAATTAAAAACGCCAGTTTCTTTTTTTCAGTTTATTCCGAGAGAAGGACCTGAACCTGGCGAAATAGTAAAGAAAGAACTTCATTCATGTAAAGCGCAAATCTACAATCCATCAATGAAAGATATGGAAATATTGAATGCAAAAGGAACTAAAGAGGGGCTGACAATTAAAATCCGTGATCCACACCAAGACTATATCCCTAGCAACAAACATAAAGTTGTTATTAACGACTATAGAGCTTTACCAGTAGGAAAAGAATGGGAAATCGTAGATGTTTCACCAGATTTTGAAGATAACCGTTTTATCAAGATTGTTCTAGGGATAACGTCATGAGCGAAGTGACAGGGTTAGAAGAAATTCTCAAAAATATGGAAGATAAACTAGGTCAAGCACGAGTAAATAGAATTTCAAACAAAGCTTTAAAAAAACAAGGCGAAAGAAACAAGCAGACTGTTAAAAAATACATGGCTAGTTATATAGATTCAGGAAAAACGCATGACTTAGTTATAAGTAGTGGTGTGAAAAGTAATCCAAAACGAGTTGAGACTGGCTGGGCTTCAAAGGAACGTGCGCCTATCGTCCATTTAAATGAGTTCGGCTATACACGCTATGGTACTTATGTACGACCTCGTGGAATGGGAAAACTACAGGCTGCAGCTGATGAAATTCAAGCGAAAGCATTTGGAGAGATGAAGTCGGATATGGAGGAATTAGCTAAATGAAAGATATGATGATGGAAGTTTACAATGCCTTGATTGAAAATGAAACAATTAATGAGCTTGTGACACCTCAAAGAATTAAATTTTATGAAGTACCAGAAACTTTGGATACTACCAAGCCTTTCATTGTCATTGATAACTTTCTTGGTCCACAAACTAACGCTTATTTTGCCAACAATAAAGCTTTATCAATTCGGTTTAATTATCAAATTAACGTTGAGAGCATGGATAGAATGACAACCAAACAAATTTCTAAAGCAGTTGAAGAAACAATGAAACAAATTGGATTTGGCCGTCTTGATGGTGGCTTAGATCAATACTTTAACGAAACAAAACGTTTTGTAGATGCAAGGCGTTACAGAAAAAATACACAAATTCACGACACCGACTACTAAGTTGGTGTCTATTTTTTAGGAGGAAAAAATATATGCAAACTTATGGATTTAGCAGAATCACTATTCAACAATTGGACAATGAATTAAAGCCAGTCGCTGGTAAGAAACATGTCATTGATGGCAAGCCAAAAGAAGGGGCCGCAGCAAGCTTTGAAATTACAGGACTAACCAAAGAACCGTCAAAAGTTTTCGGATCAAATATTGCATACTACGTGGCACGTAAAGGGCACGGAGATATTGCAGCAAATTTAGGTATCTTAGATGTACCATCAGCCATTGAACATGAAATGTTAGGGCATAAAAAAGCTAGCGAGGAAAGCAAAGTTTATCATATTGGCGAGGATACAGAGCCACCTTACTACGCAGTATTAATCGAATCAGAAGATTTGTATGGCGAAAAACTTGGCTTCGGTATGTATGCAGGCACATTCTCATTAGATGGTGTCAAAGGCGAAACATTAAATGATGACGACTTTACGCCAGAGCCTGGCGAATATGTTTATTCTGCTGTTTCTCGTCAAATTAACGGTAAAAAAGTTACTGTCGGTTTTGCAGATAATTCAGAAGCTCTAGCAGAATTGACAACAGAATTATTTGGTGAAGAAACACCAGCGCCGGAAAAGTAGCAAGCCCCACAGTGGGAGCTGTTACTCCCACCACAGATGGGGCCAATATTGAATTAAGTTAGGAGGACAAGAAATGTCGTTTATTCCACCAGAAAAATTTAGACTTTATAAAAAAGGTGAAACTAATCCTGTTGCAGCAGGTGTTTCACCTTTAGCTATTACAGGAATTGCCGCAAATACGGATGTTTTAGCAGGTGACTATACTGTCACAGGTGTTGCTACTGTTAACGGTGAAGAAAAAGAATCTGATCATGTCGATGTACCAGCGTTTAAAACATTACCTATTGCAGTAACAGGAATTACCTTGGATAAGACTGAATTAGCTTTAAAAGTTGGTGAAACAGCAACGTTAACACCTACAATCACGCCAGAAAACGCAACAAATAAAGCGTATAGATTCAGTTCTGAAGATGCAGCGATTGGAACGGTAACGCCAGTGCAAGGAAAAGTAACAGCCGTTTCGGAA